GTGCTGGCAGTGAGCCTGGGCACCGCCGTCCTCTGGATGGTGACCTTGGCTCAGCTGCCTGGGGGTTACACGTTCCCCGATCGATCCACCGCAACTGAATACCCAGGGCCCTGACGACAGCCCGGAGGGGGGATCCGTTCCCCTTCCCTGCTGCCCTTAGGCGCAGCAATTAAACACCGCACCCAGGACCATGGCCTTTCACGTCTACGCCCACGACCAGGGCACCGTCGACTTCGTCTACAGCTACGACACCAGGACCGAGGCCCGCGCCGCTATCCAGCGGATGCGGGAAGAGATCGAGGCCCACCCATCCTGGTGGGACCTGGTCTGTCCTTGGTTTGAGATCACAACGGCGGCCCATTGATGGCCTGACCCTTGCCCAGGGAGCTCCGGCTCCCTCTGCAGGGCTCACCCTCTGCACTTAAACCCAATCCCTACAGAACATGAACAACACCACAGAAACCAGCACCAAGGCGGACATCATTACCGCTGCCCTTGAGATCACGGACACCCAGGCCGCGGCCATCGACAAACTGGAGCAGCGCCAGCTGATCTTGTGGGCCATCGTCGGGATCCTGACTGTGACCCTGGCCCTCAAAGGCTGATCAATCCCGGGGCACCTTCACCAGTGCCCATCCAACCCACACAACTGCAGACCTATGCCCACTGACTACGAATTGATGGAGGCCTACCGATCCTGGTGGCGCACCAACTACGGCACCACGCCCAATAGCCAGGCCACGATCGTGGCTGCGGCCTGGGCCCGGGATGTGTTGGTCACGTACCGGGAGGGGACCCTAGTCCAACCAACAGCCGAGCCACCCAAATGAAACCTGAATCCGTTGTGATGGCACGGCTGCGCTCCGACTTGCTGGATGCGATGTGGCTTCAGTACCCACTGGCCCTGTCGCTTGAGCAACTCGAGGCCGCCGTCCACCATGCATACCTGACCCGGGAGAAGTCCTGGCTAGACAGCACCATCAGGGCAGAGCTCTCGACCCTGAACCAAGCCGAGCTGATCAGGCCCTGCACCAAGGGCTATCTGTTGACCGAGAAGGGACGACGGGACCGACAGCAGGCCGCCCGATTCCTGGGCGCCAATGACCAACCAACACCACCAGAGGCAGCATGACCACAGACATCAACGCCCTGCTCGCAGAGAGGGGCAAAACCCACGGGGATTACATGATGCACGCTGTCATCACCCAAAATCTCAAGCGCATCATGCGTAACCACATCGCTGACCTGGACCGCAGGCTTGAGTGCGACATGCAAGAGACCCTCGACATGATCGCCCACAAGATCGGGCGCATCATTGCCGGGAACCCAGAGGAACCCGACCACTGGCGTGACATCGCTGGCTACGCACAGCTCGTGGCCAACAGGCTGGAGGTCACCAATGACTGAACCCACCAACGACCAGGCCCTCATCGTTGACTCGATGGAAACACTGCCGCTCCGCATGCTCGATGCGTTCTGGTGCCTGACGAACAACTCGATGACCATCACCAGCCCCGACCGCATGCGTGAGGTGCTGAGACTGCTGGCTCGGGAGGTGGAGGCCTGGGCCCCGCCGTACGCCGAGCACAAGATCTGCCACTTGGTAGTGACCGAGATCGCTCAACGCCTACGGGCAGAGGCGGACCAATGAGCGGGTTCGGCAGCACAGCAGCGGTCGAAAGCTATCTCATGCTGTGGCGTGAGGAGCATGGTGCAAACATAGGGGAGGGGGTGAGTAGAACTTCTGATCCCAATGCACACCTTTACGAAATACTTGTGGAGTTCTCCGGCATGAAGCCAATGCGTGAATGGCTCCGTGCCATGTCACGTGACGAGGCTGCAAAGTTTGCGGCTAATCGTTACCCAACCTCTACCAAAATCACAATCATCACCAAGGATTATGTTAAACGACCTGCCAGAAAACGTGTTCCCAATCAGCTACGCACCGACGGAGGCGGCGGGCAACAGGAAGGGTGAAATCCTTTGGTACGCCAATGGTTTCGGGTGGTACGTGAGCCAGTGGCACCTGGGCTACATGCCACAGACCACACACTGGACGTACATGCCTGAAGATCTGAACATACCATCAGATGCAGAGCTACTTAAGCAAGAAGCTTTTTCTGTGTGGCTCAGGGGCAATGTATCTTTCATCATGAATGAGCAAGAGCGAGAACTAGCTTGGCAAGCATTCAATGCAGGCCGGGAGCTTGGCCAACCTTGATCGCCAGCTCGCACTCGAACGCGAGATGTTGCAGATCGGCGCGGACGCATTCGGATCCCGGATGAACAAGCGCCGTGAGCAAGGCATGGAATCCCTCTCGACCCATGGCGACGTGCTTGCTGCCATGGGTGTGGACCGGATCATCCGTGACCTGCGTCGCCATCGCCATGCCATGCGTGATGGCCGGGCTGGTCGTGGCTACGCCCACATGGGTCCATTGCTGCAGCTTGCACCCCACAAGGTGGCGGCTGTTGCCATGCGGGTCATCATCGACCAGTTGACCCAGTCCCCCAAGTTTCAGGCCCTGGCCTACGCCCTGGCTGAGCGGCTGTGGCTGGAGACCATGCTCGCTCGAGCGTCTGAGTTTGAACTCAAGTCGCATCAACGCGTCCGTCGTCGCTTCAAGCAGAAGCGTGCGGATGCCATGCGCATGAAGAACTCTGAGATCTGGACCCCGCAAGAAAAGCTCAGCGTCGGCGTGTTCCTCGTCCACCTGGTCGAGCAGCACACCGGACTGATCGAGATCTATGCGGAGCGTGGTGCCATGCGTGCGGTGAAGCGTGTGCGTGGCACCCAAGCAGCCCTCGATTGGGTGCGTGGGGCAGAGGAGCAGCAACGCTTGCTGTGTCCCTTTGCTTTGCCGACCGTCATCCCACCCCGGGATTGGTTGGATCCCATAACCGGTGGGTACTGGACCGAGGATCTCCCGGGCAACACCCTCTTCAAGGAGAACAACGAACCCATCGCAGCCAGCTCGTCTGAGTTCGATGCCTTCATGGTGGCCGCCAACCACCAGCAAGGCGTCGGCTGGCGCATCAATGGCTGGATGCTGGACCAGGTCAACCATGCCTGGGACCGGAACCTAACCATTGGTGGGCTGTTGCCCCGCAGTGGCCACGTCATACCGCCGTACCCAAAGGGCCTACCCGATGACCACGACGACGTCGCAGCGTGGCGCATGACGGCACGTCGCATCCATGACCGCAACGATCGTGATGCAGGTCGAAGGTTTGCTACAGCCAAGCAGCTGTGGGTGGCACGTCGGCTGGTCAATGAGCCAGTGCTGTACTTCCCAGTGCAGTGTGACTTCAGGGGCAGGTTCTATTACCGGCCCCCGTTCCTCAATCCCCAGGCCAACGACGTGGGTCGGTCGTTGCTGCAGTTCGCTGCCGGCACACCGATCAACACTGAGGCTGAGGCTGACTGGCTCCGCATCCATGGCGCCAATGTGTACGGGCACAACAAGCTGACGTGGGCTGGTCGCATTGCTTGGGTGCATGAGCACCAACTGGAGATCGAGGCCACTGGCCAAGAGCCTTGGTGCAACCAGGAGTTCTGGGCTGGGGCCAAGGACCCTTGGCAATTCCTTGCCTTCTGCCGCACGTACCAACAGTTCATGGCCCACGGGTACGGCTGGGTGTGTCACCACCCTGTCGTCCTGGACTGCACGTGCTCCGGCATCCAGCATTACTCGGCGTTGCTCAGGTCCGAGGAGATGGCAGCCCTCGTGAATCTGACCCCAAGCGAGGCCCCTCGGGACATCTATGCCGTGGTGCTCGAGCGGGTGCTTCAACTGGTCCGAGCTGATGCAGCAGGTGGATCAGAGCACGCAACCCGGTGGCTACAGCTGTCCCCTGACCGCACGCTAGCCAAGCCTGTGGTCATGACGATCCCGTACTCGGCAACGAGGGAAGCCGTCGTCAACTTCTGTTGCGGCTGGGCCCAGGACCGGGCGCAAGAGGTGCTCGGTCGTGACAGCTGGTGCTTCCGGAAGGGGGCCATGTCCAGCCACCACTACATGGCGACGATCCTGTACCGCGAGACGTCGGCCCTCATCGCACCTGCGAAAGAGGCAATGACCTGGTTCCGGAAGGTGGGCAAGACAGCCGGGAAGCTGGGCCTCGCCCTGCGCTGGACATCGCCCTCCGGGGTGCCCGTGATCCAGGAGTACTGGGATTACAGCGGGGTGCGGGTGCGCCTGTACCACCTGTCGTCTGTGCCGATGGATCTGTTGACCAACCATCAACCGACTGAGCTCAATCCAAAACGGATGGGCAACGGGCTAAGCCCTAACGTGATCCATTCCCTCGATGCCAGCCACATGGCTGCCGTCACCATCGAGGCGTTCGCCGCTGGCGTTCGCAATCTCGGTGGTATCCATGACTGTTTCGCAACGACGCCAGCAGAGATGGCCGTACTCCGGACCACAATCCGCAGTACCTTTGCTGGCATGTACTCCCGGGACTGGTTCACGCCCATCGCTGATGAGCTGACCGCCCAGTTCCCACCGGATGTACAGGCCAAACTCCCGCCGCGGCCAAGCCTCGGTGGGTTCGACCCCCAACTCGTAACCAACGCCGACTACTTCGTCACATGAACTTCCAGTACATCGACAAGCTGCGCCTGACTACCCCGAAGGCGACGTTCAAATATCCCAAGCTGATTGAACCCGAGACCAAGTTCACGCCTGAGGGCCACTACAAAGTGACCGCTGTGATCCCAGCGGAAGATGCCGGTCCCATGGCTGACCAGCTCGATGCCTTGTTCGAGGCCCATAAAGCCAGCCTCAAGGCCCAGGCCCCGAGCCAGAAGTTCAAGGCCATTGACCCGAGCTTCGGGTTTGAGGACATCGACGGCAAGCCTTGTTTCACGATCAGCGTGAAGATGAAGGCCAAGGGCATGGACCGTGACGGTCGTGCCTGGTCTGCAGTGCCGGCCCTCTTTGATGCAAGTGGTGCTCCAGTCAAGGATCGTGAGTCCCTGCGTGGCATGTGGTCCGGGACCGAGGGCCGTGTGTCGTTCGAGGCCTGTCCCTTCTATCAACCTGCCCTGGGTGCCGGCATCACGCTGCGCCTGAAGGCTGTGCAAATCCTCAAGCTGGTGGAATCTGGTGGATCAGCCGACAGCTTCGGATTTCAAGAAGAGACAGGCGGCTGGGCGGCCAGCGAGGCGCAGGCGAGCGTCCCCTTCGACGCAACGGGAGCGGCAACAGACGAAGGGTTTGACTTCTAGTCGGTACCGATCCAAGTTCGAAGCATCAGTAGCAGCCAGCCTCAAGGCCCGTGGCCTGCAGTTCGGGTACGAGGTGCAGGCCCTGGCGTACACGATCTCTGCGGTTTACACCCCGGACTTTGTGTTGCCGAATGGGGTCATCGTTGAGACCAAGGGGCTGTTCGACTCAGAGGACAGGCGCAAGATGGTGGCCGTCAAGGCACAGCATCCAGGCCTGGACATCAGGCTCTGTTTCATGAAGGCAGACGTCAAGCTGAGCCGAGCCCCTCGGTCTCTCACGTACTGGCAATGGGCCGAGAGGCATGGGTTCCTCTGGTGCGAAGGCAACATCCCGACCGCATGGGCCAATGGCATCCAAGTTCCTAAAGCATGAGGCTTGCCCCGAGTGCAAGTCGAAGAACAACCTGGCCCGCTACGACGACGGTCACGCGACCTGCTTCGGATGCGGGTACCAGGAGCAACCAAAGAAAACAGACAAAACAGAGTCCCGCATGGAGCCATTACCACCACCAGTCACTCCAGTCCTGGAGTTCATCGACACCACGGCCCTGTCAAAGCGGGCCATAACGGAGGAGACCTGTGCCCTGTTCGGCTACGGGTCCTCCACCCACAACGGACGCCCCGTCCAGGTGGCGCCGTACCGGAACCAAGCGGGCAAGGTGGTGGCTCAGCACCTACGCGGCAAAGACAAACGTTTCAGCTGGCTGGGTGACACCTCCAACCTGCAGCTCTGGGGCCAGCATCTCTGGCGTCAGAACTTTGGCAAGGAGACAGGGCTCTTCGTCACCGTGACAGAAGGGGAGATCGACGCCATGTCGGTCTCTCAGGTCCAAGGCAACAAGTACCCGGTGGTCTCGTTGCCTAATGGGGCACAGTCAGCCAAGAAATACCTGGCTGCCAACGCCACATGGCTCGGTCAGTTCGCACGCATTGTGCTGTGCTTCGACAACGACGAACCTGGGGTCAAGGCTGCTGCTGAATGCGTCGCTGTCTTGCCGTTGGGCAAGGTGGCCGTGTGCCAGCTGCCCCGCAAGGACGCCAATGAGATGCTGGTGGCAGGCGAAGGAGAGATCCTTCGTGAGCTGCTCTGGAAGGCAACGCCAACCAGGCCCGACGGGATCGTTAATGCCAACGATCTCTGGGAAGAACTGATCAAGCCTGGTGCTTCTTCAGCCTGCCCGTACCCCTGGCCACAGCTCGATGCCATGACCCGTGGCTTCAGGCGTGGCGAGATGGTGACCCTGTGTGCTGGCTCAGGTGTCGGCAAGTCAAGCGTGTGTCGGGAGTGGGCCCACCACTTTCTCCGTGCTGGCCTCCGCGTCGGGTACATCGCCCTCGAGGAGAGCACCAAGCGCACCATGCAGGGCATCGTCGGGATCGAGCTCAACAAGCCGATACATCTGGACCCCAATGCGGCCGACGAGAATCAGATCCGAGATGGCTTTGACCGTGTGTTTGGCACTGGTCGGTGCTTTCTCTATGACCACTTTGGATCGATGGATCCAGACCACCTCATCTCCAAGATCAGGTACCTGGCCGATGCTGAAGGCGTCGACGTCGTGGTTCTCGATCACCTCACGATCGTCATCTCAGGACTGACAGACCTGGATGAACGACGTGCCATTGACGTGACATGCACCAAGCTGCGCCAGGTGGTGGAGCAGACGGGTATTGGCCTGGTGCTGGTGTCTCACCTCAAGCGACCGGAAGGCCGCGGCCATGAGGAGGGGGCCCAGACCAGCCTTGGCCACCTACGTGGCAGCCACGCCATAGCCCAGCTCAGCGACATGGTCGTCGGGTGCGAGCGGAACCAGCAAGGCGACGCTGCTGAACGCAATGAATTGCAGCTCCGGGTGCTGAAGAACCGGTTCTCCGGAACGACAGGGCCCTGCGACAAGTTGCTCTATGACCAGGACACCGGGCGTCTAGTCGTGCCGATGTCCCAATACTTCGGAACCTAAACCTCAAATGCAATGCCCCAACTGCGGCAGTGAAAAGATCCGAACACCAACCAGCCGACACGACACCATCGAATCAATCGTCAGGCGTCGAAAGTGCCGGGACTGCGACCACAACTGGTGGACAGTCGAGGTGGATCTTCCACTCGAATCAATCAGGTGGAAGATCGAGCCAAATCATGGTGCCGGCAAACGCCGCAACCGTTACCCAACCCGCCTTCCAGGGGCACAACAAGTGAACTTCTCATGACACTGCTGATCGACGCTGACTGGCTCTTGTACGCAGCGTGCTCCGCTTGCGAGTGCGACATCCGATGGGACGAATGGGTCCACACCCTGCACCTCGAGCAATCGGATGCCAAGAGTTACATGACACACCAGGTATCCAAGTGGCAAGAGGCAACCGGCCACAAATCAGTGGTCATGTGCCTGTCGTCGTACCCAACGTTCAGGCACCAGCTCTCACCTGAGTACAAGGCCAACCGGGTGGGCAAGCGCAAGCCCCTGGGCCTACGTGACATGCGGGCCTGGCTCGAGTCCGAGTACGACGTCAGGTGTCACCAGAACCTGGAGGCCGACGACGTGATGGGGATCCTGATGACCAACGGGTCGTACCAGGATCCGATCATGGTGACCGCTGACAAGGACATGCGCACCATTCCTGGTCCTCTGCTGCGCATGGACAAGATGGAGATCAACGACGTCGGTGATGCCAACAGGAACTGGATGACCCAGGCCCTGGTCGGTGACACGAGTGACAATTACCCCGGGTTGAAAGGCATTGGACCAGTGAAAGCTGAGAAACTTTTGGCTGAGCACCACACCCTGCCAGCCATGTGGAACGCCGTGGTCGAGGCATATCGCAAAGGTGGTGAAACCTTTGGCGCTGCGTTGCTCAATGCACGCATGGCTCGGATCCTGCGACACGGGGACTATGACTTCACCGCAGCTACGGTTGAGCTGTGGGACCCAGACCGTGACCCCGCAATGAAGATCAATGGATGACCTGTTCCCCCCAATCGACGAAGCCCTGGTGAAGAAACTCGACGAGGTCTACCCCGAGTCTTGTCCTGATCCAGCTGCGTCCGAACGTGAGATCTGGATGGCAGTAGGTGCCAGACAGGTGGTGCGCATGCTACGGGCCGTTTATCTTGAGCAACAAAACGAGGACTGATCCATGTGCGGAGGAGGAGGTGGCGCTCAAAAGGCTCAGGCCCAAGCTGCAGCCCAGGCCCAAGAGCAGAGCCTTGCGCTCCAGCGTGAGCAGATGGCCATGCAACAGCAGGCTGCTGCCACGCAGCAGGCCCAGTACCAGGAGCAGTTAGCCATCAGCAAGGCACCACCACCCCCTGCTCCTAACGCAGGGGCCATGGCCGCAGCATCAGCTATCGAAACCGTTGACCAGGCCACAGCTCAATCCATTCGTGCTGGCACTGGTCGGAAGAAACTCCGGACTGACCTGCCTCAAATGTCCACACTCGCTATCCCAGGAGTGGCTTGATCATGTGTGCAGGTGGTGCAGCAACGGCAGGAAAGCTAGGCGCAGCTCCAGTGTCTCCGTATGCCAGCAACTACGGCTACGGCGCCGTTGGCCAGGCATCTGCCACAGCCAAGGAAGAGCAACAGTGGTACATCAACCAAGGATTTGGTGACCCGAACAAAGTGATCAATAGCAGTCCAACCAAAAACCTTGGGAGGTTTGGCACAATTCCTGAGAATGCTGGTTACTACCAGGGCGTTAGCCCAGAGGCGCGTTACCTCTACACACAGTCGTCGATTCCGAAGACTGTGTACCTGGAGCAACGGGCACCGTCGGCGGCCACGACTCTTGGCGTGCCTGCCAACACCCGTTACGCCGGCAAGTCTCTGACCATTAACCCTGTGGCCGCGTAATGGAACTCAACCTGACCAGCAACGTTGACCGCCAAGCTAAGCCGTACGGGGAAGACGGCGGCACAGCTGCGGCCAGGTACGGCCAACTCCAGACCAACCGTGACCCGTACCTGCAACGGGCTCGGGACTGTAGCAAGGTCACGATTCCAGGTCTCATTCCGGACGCAGGGCAAGGGGACCGTGGTCGACTGAAGACCCCGTATCAAAGCCTTGGTGCCCGGGGCGTGAACTATCTCGCCAGCAAACTGCTGATCACGTTGTTCCCACCGAACTCCAGCTTCTTCAAGCTCGAGATCGATGACCTGGCGCTCCGGGTCGCAGAGCAAGGGCCAGAGATCAAGACCGAACTGGACACTGCTCTGGTCCAGGTGGAGCGGGCCGGCATGTCTGCCTTTGAGGTGGCCAACGGTCGGGCCTCAATGCACGAGGCGTTCAAGCACCTGCTGGTGGGTGGCAACGTCCTCCTGTATGTGGCGGAAGACGGCATCAAGGTGATTCACCTGAACCGGTTCGTCGTGTGTCGTGACCCGATGGGTTCCGTCACCGAAATCGTGGTCGAGGAAGAGGTCTATCCCGATGCCTTGCCCAAAGGGCTGTACGACGACCTGGATGAAGAAGACGCAGTCGAGTCCGGCACCACGTCGAAGACCATCAAGCTCTACACCCACGTCGAGTACGAAGCCGGCAAGGTCCATTGGTACCAGGAGGCCAAAGGCAAAGAGATCCCTGGGTCCCACGGCATGTGTGACGCCGACGTGAATCCTTGGATTCCGCTGCGCTTCAACCGGGTGGACTCAGAGGAGTACGGCCGCTCATACATCGAGGAGTATTACGGGGACCTGCTGGCCCTCGAGAGCCTGTACCAGGCAATCATCGAAGGGGCTGCGGCCGCGGCCAAGGTCCTGTTCCTGGTCAACCCCAACGGCACGACCAGGCCACGGACCCTGGCCAATGCTGAGAACGGGGCCATCGTCCAAGGCAACGCTGCCGACGTCACGGTCATCCAGACCCAGAAGGCCCAGGATCTGAACATCGCCAACAGCACCATCGAACGCATCGAGGCCCGGTTGCAATTTGCGTTCCTGCTTAACACCGCCATCCAGCGACGTGGGGAACGGGTCACCGCTGAGGAGATCCGCTACATGAGTCAGGAGCTGGAGGCTGGCATTGGTGGCCTGTACTCAATCCTCACCCAGGAACTGCAGTTACCACTGGTGCGTCGGTTGCTTCACGTGCTGCGTAAGCAACGCAAACTCTCGGCATTCCCGAAGGGTCAAGGTGGTGTGCCATTGGTGAACCCAAGACCAGTGACTGGCCTGGAAGCGATCGGTCGTGGCGATGACCGGAACAAGTTGATCCAGTTCATCACCACTGCCACCCAGACCCTGGGCCCCGAGGTCATTGCCAAGTTCGTGAACATCGACGAGGCACTGCGTCGTCTGGCTGCAAGTGAATCGATCGACACAACGAACCTGGTTAAGTCCAGAGACCAGCTAGAACAAGAAGCAGCTGCTGCTCAACAAGAGCAACAGCAAGCCGCCCAACGTGAAATGCTGATGACTGGCCTCAAGTCACCAGCAATGGCACAAGTGGCCAACAACTACACCCAAGAAGGAGCACCTTATGGCCCGCAATACCCAGAGGGAGCAGAGCCTGGAGAACCAGGAACCCTCCCTAATGCCCTCCCCGCAGCCCCAGGACAACCCGGTGTCGCTAGTGGGCCCTCCGGCCCAGGTGGAGCAATGGGGCCCAACGCCTGACATCGTCATCGACGTCGTCGCAACCCCTGCCGCAATGGTTCCTGACCCCACGCCTGTCGTCACGTTCGGCGACAACGGATCCATCACCATCAACTGAGACCCATGCCTGAAGCAATCACGATCACTCAAGACGAGAGCCCAGCACTGTCGACTGAGAACCAAGAAATGCTTGCCGCTATGGCAGGCGAGGAGGAGAAAGAAGGTGAGCTGCTGGCCGGCAAGTACAAGTCCGTCGAGGACCTGGAGCGTGCCTACAAAGAACTGCAGACCAAGCTCAGCCGAGGGGAGTCGGTTGACCCGGAACCCGAGGAGACCGACGACGACGCCGAGTCAGAGGAGGAGGACAAGCCAGCCGGCAATGCACGTGAGCTGTACGGCGATGCGATCGGCGGGAAGCTCGATGAAGCCGGCATCGACTTCCAGGACATGAATGTCCGCTGGCAACAGACGGGCACCTTGGAACCCGGGGATTACGAGCAGCTCGAGGAGGCTGGCTTCAACCGCGACATGGTCGATGCGTACCTGGCTGGCATCCAGTACAAGGCGACCCAGGACACGGCGCTGTCGGTCAAGGAGGTGGCTTCCATCAAGGAGTCCCTCGGTGGTGAGGCCGAGTACAACAAGATGATCGAGTGGGCAGCGGAGAACCTATCGGCCGATGAGGTCGAAGGCTTCAACCAGATCATCAACACCCAGCCCATGGCTTCGGTGAAGATGGCCATCACTGGTCTCCATGCTCGGTACTCAGCCATCGAAGGCCGTGAGCCCAAGCTCATTGGTGGTCGTGCCCCGAAAGGCAGCACCGACAAGTTCGAGAGCACAGCTCAGCTGGTCGCAGCCATGTCGGATCCCAAGTACAGCAGTGACCCTGCGTACCAGAGGAAGGTGCAAGAGAAACTCAGTCGATCGAGTATCTTTTAAGAGCAGTTGTCATCGAACCTTCCCTTCCGCGAGGGAAGGTTTTTTATTGCGCTTGCACATATCTCTACACTGAGTCCACCTAGACCCACTCACAGTCAGCGACGGCCCACTGCGGTGGACACCCGCTCGTGAACGGGAGCCCGGCGTCGGGGTGACCCCCAACCCTTTCCCCTAGGAGCCCAGCAATGGCAGCCCCCGATTTTACCGCTTCACGCTTAGGCCTTGTTAACGCTGCAGGTGGTGGCACCTGGGCCGGTGACAACGCCCTCTTTCTCCAGGTCTGGGCCGGTGAAGTTCTCACCGCGTTCCGCAAGGCCACCATCTTTGAATCCCTTCACACTGTCCGGACCATCAGCTCCGGCAAATCCGCTTCGTTCCCCATCGTTGGCCTCAACTCAGCGGCCTACCACACACCCGGCACAATGCTGACGGGCACTGCGGTCAAGAACGCTGAGGCCGTCATCAAGATCGACGACAAGCTCGTGTCCAACGTGTTTGTTGCCGACATCGACGAGGCCAAGAACCACTGGGATGTCCGGAGTCCGTACTCGGCGGAGATGGGCAACGCCCTGGCGTACACCTTTGACCGCAACATCGCGGCTCAAATCGCCAAGGCTGCTCGTACTGCCACCAACTTCAACACCGACCTGCCCGGCGGTACTCGGATCAAGATTGTTGCCACCAGCAAGGCTGCCATTACTGGCTCCCAGCTGGCTGCTGCTCTGTTCTCCGCTGCTCAGCGGATGGACGAGAACAACTTGCCCGAGATGGATCGTTATTGCGTGCTGGCCCCAGCTGAGTACTACAAGCTGGTTCAAACCACCGACGTGATCAACCGGGATTGGGGCGGTGCTGGTGCTTATGCCGACGGCACCGTGCTGAAGGTTGCTGGCATCACCATCCTGAAGTCGAACCAACTTCCCACCTCCAACCGCTCTGCGGCCACCGGTGAGAAC